CGCATCCCTCCGCCTCGCCACCACCACCCGCACCGCCGAAACCTGGCTCCGCTACCTCGAAGCCGAGCCGAAGCCCTGGCGCGTCATGACCGGCCCCCTCTGCCCACCCTGGCGACCCGGCGACAAACCCCGCCGCGGCAACCGCTGCACCCACACCTCATGCGCCGCAATCCGCAACCGCACACCACCATCGGCGCTCGCCGACGGGCTGCTGCTACTCGCCCGCCACACCGACCAACTCCGCCAGCGACCCGACGCTACCGAAGGATTCACCGCTCTGCACAAGCTGTGCGAAGACCTGGCCCGGCTCGTCGACCGGCCCGCCGACAACCGGCACCTCGTCGGCGTCTGCGACTGCGGCAAGGTCCTCTACGCGCCGTGGGACTGGACGGTCATCCAGTGCAAGGAGCCCCACTGCGGCGCCGTGTGGAACCTGGCCGACGGGCAGGACATCCTCATGCGCCACCTCGACGACAAACTCATGACCGCGTCCGAGGCCGCCCGCCTCGCCGCGTATCTCGACGCCGACCGGACGCAGGACAACATCCGCAAGCTCATCGCCGCCTGGTCGCGCCGGTCGCAGCTGGTCGCGCACGGCTGGGTGATGCGCGAGCCGACCGACGCCGAGCTCCGCGACGACCCCGGCGCTGGGCCGGTCCCCGTGCCGACGTACCGGTTCGGGGACGTGCGGACCCTGCTCGCCCAGACACCACGACGCCACCGCGACGGAGCCGCAGCATGACCCTCGAATACGAGACCTAGCGGTATTGGCTGGCGATCGCCTCGGCGGCCTCCTTCGCCGCTGTCTCCAGCCGCTCGCCGATCGACTGGCCCTCGCGCCGGTCCTGACGCTCCATCCGGGCGATCTCGCGGCGTAGCGCCTCCTCGACCAGCGCGGTCATGGTCATGCCGTGCGCCTGCGCCACCGCCTTGCCCTGGTCCCACAGCGGCCCGAGGCGCAGCGTCCGCAACGGTGTCGTGCCGGTCTTCGAGCCCTGCGGCCGGCCTCGCTTCGGCTTGTCGTCATCCATGCTCCAAGCGTAGCACACACGTATACACAAATAAATGGCATGAGGTGCTCACTTAGACTTGCGATCATGGTGCCTCCCGCTTAAACTGTATATACAGACAACGAAGAGAGCAGGGGGAGACCAAGATGACGAACACGATGATCCCGGACCACGAGACCGAGGCCCAGATCGCCGAGAACGCCGGACACGAGCTGGGATGCCTGGAGTGGGGCCTGGAGGAGTTGCTCGAAGACGGGATCACCAGCGGCGAGATCTACGCGGTGTGGATCGAGCGGATCGCAGACGGGCGGCAGGCCTGCCACTGCATCGACAAGGACGACGAGGAGTGAGGGGCCGGGGCCTCCGGGCCCCCACCCAGCACGTGACGCAGAGCGACCATGTTGACGGGACTTGATCACGCGCCGTACTATTCCGACCAACCAGGGCAGGAAGCCGCTGCCCGGAACCCGACAAGGCCCGCCGCGTGCGGGCCTTCGCTGTATCCGGGGGCGGTGATCGTGACCGCACGGTGGGCCGGCCGCAAAGGAAGAGCATGGCGCACCCTCTGCGCCAAGGTCTACGCCGACCCCGACGAGACACACTGCATCCGCTGCCGCGAATGGGTCGACAAGACGCTCATCTTCAGCCCTCAGCTCCCGCCTGAGCTACGACGCCAAGCACGCAGCGTCGACCACATCACACCCCTCGACGCAGGGGGCGCACCCCTAGCCAGGGACAACGTCGGCATCGCCCACTACGGATGCAACGCACGCCACGGGGCACACCACAGGTCGAGCAAGGCCGGCAGAGCACGCGCACCACGCATGAGCGCAGAGTGGTGACCCCCCGGGGGCAATGTCCGTTTTGGGGGAAACGGGAGACCCCGCCCCTGGAGTCCCCCAAATCCCCCCTCGGCCTGGAGATCATCCGCCGGTCACAGTGACAGGGGGTGACAGATGGCCGCCCCTGACACCTCGCTGTCCGAGCGCCTCGCCGCCCGGGTCCGTGACCTGCGGGTTCGCGCTGGGATGACGCAGCCGCAGCTGGCCGCTGCCGCTCGCGAGCACGGCGCCGGTGAGTCGTTCAGCGAGGTCGTGGTCGGGCATCTTGAGTCGGGCCGGCGTCGCGAGGGCCGCCGGACGCGGCTGTTCACGCTCGACGAGCTGCTGCCGCTGGCGTCCGCGCTTGAGGTGTCGCCGCTGGAGCTGCTCGGCGAGGATTCGGCGCAGCTGTTCGTGGGAGAGTCGGGCGCGGCCCGGTTCGTCTGCCCGGACTGCTCGGCAGAACCGGGGCCGCTGGAGCGGGCGGTGCGCGAGGATCTGGCCGGCCTGGATGATCTGGCGACGCTGGAGCCGACGCTGGTGGAGACGGCGTTCCGGCTGGCGAAGGCGATCGACGCCGGCGAGGATGCCCGGGCTCTGCCGGCGTTGACGAAGGAGTTGCGAGCCACCGTCGAGTCGCTGGCCGCGAGCCGGCGCCGGGGTGAGAAGCCGCCGGACGACGAGGACTTCGGCGACCTCGATGACCCAGACTGACCGGGAGCTGCTGTACGAGCACTATGGTCTGACGTGCCCGCCGCGGTGGGGCACGATGCGCGACTTCGGCCGGCCGACGTACGGCGGCAAGGTCGCGAAGGTGGCGCGGTCGCTGGGTACGCCGCTGATGCCGTGGCAGCGGTACGTGGCGGACACGGCGCTGGAGATCGACCCGGAGACGGGTCTGTTCGTCTACCGGGGCGCGGACATCACGGTGCCGCGGCAGTCGGGCAAGACGTCGCTGATCCTGCCGGTGATGGTGTGGCGGGCGATGCGCCGGCCGCGGACGCGGGTGGTGTACGGGGCGCAGACGGGTGTGGCGGCCAGGGAGAAGTGGGAAGACGAGCACCTGCCGATGTTGCAGGCGGCCCGGCCGCTGAAGGGCAAGTTCCGGGTGCGGAAGGCGTCCGGCCGGGAAGCGTTCCTGTACGCGAACGGGTCGAGTCACGGGCTGCTGGCGAATACGGAGAAGGCCGGCCACGGCAAGGTCCTCGACTTGGCGGCGCTGGACGAGTACTTCGCGCAGACGGACTACCGCTCGGATCAGGCGGTCGGCCCGGCGATGATCACCCGTCCGGACGCGCAGAAGTGGCGGCTGTCGACAGCGGGTACGTCCGCGTCGCTGCCGTTCAACGCGATGCGCAAGTCGGGCCGCGACAAGCTCGACAAGGGCCTGCCGACAACGAAGGCGTTCTTCGACTGGTGCGCGCCGCCGTCGTGGGACCGGACGCTGTTCGAGGCGTGGCTGGGCTGCATGCCGGCGCTCTGCCCGGCGCCGGTGCGTGGGGTGTGCCGGTGCTCGCGGGAGTGGCGGCACACGACCACCGAAGCGGCGATCCGGTCCGAGTTGGAGACGTACGCGGCCGAGCTCGAGGAGTTCGACCGCGCGTACGGCAACATCTCCCGCGACGATGGGGAACTGGACCGCGACCCGAACATCCCGACTGTCGAGGAGTGGAACCAGCTCGCGATCCCGGAGGGCCCTCGAGGCGAGCTGGTCGCCGTGGCGGTGGACTTCACCCCGTCCCGGCGGGCGGTGTCGATCGTGGCGGTCGGCGAGACACCGGAGGGCCTGCCGCGGGTCAAGCGGCTGGATCACGGCGCCGGCACGGAGTGGGTCGTCGACCGGATCGTCGAGCTGAACGAGAAGCTCAAGCCGGTCTGCTGGGTGCTGGACGACAAGTCCGGCGCGGGCTCGCTGGTGCTGGACCTGGAGCGCAGGGGCATCGTGCGGATGCCGCCGGAGAACGAGAACGAGCGGGACCCACGGAAGGGCCCGCAGCGCGGTCAGCTGTGGATTCCGACGGTCGGGCAGTACGGGGCGGCGTGCGGGAAGTTCACCGACACGGTCCGGCAGGGCGGGCTGGCCCATCTTGGCCAGGAGGATCTCGAGGACGCGGTCGAGGGGGCCGCGTCCCGGCCGCTCGGTGACGGGCTGTGGGGCTGGGCCCGCAAGGTTGCCGGGTGTGACATCTCGCCGCTGGTGGCCGCGACGCTCGCCCTGGCCGGTTTCCAGCGGTGGAAGCACCTGGCGGAGAAGCGCGTCGTTGTCGGCGCGGTCAACACGACCATCACCACCTCGACCGGGATGTTCCGGCCGACCGGCCGTCTGAGTCTGTGAGGAGCCCACGCATGGAGATCCGGATCGCGGTGCCGCGGCTGCCTCAGGGCCTGGTCGCGAACCTGATCGGCCTGGCCGGCCTGATCGCCATGGTCCTCGCGGTCGGTGGGCTGACGGGGAACTGGTGGTGGTCGGTGCTGGCCGGCGGGCTCGTGGCGTTCGGGCTGGCGATGGTCGCGCAGTTGCAGGCCACAGCCGAGCAGGTGCGGAGCGAGGTGCGGCCGCATCTGGTCGCGGCGGCGAAGGCCTCGGCCTGATGGCCGTTTCGACGAGCCCGCTGGACGTGGCCGCGCGCAGCGTTGTTGCGGCCGCTGTCGCGTATGTGGATTCCGGGGTCCCGGAGGAGACCAAGGACCTGTACTTCAGCCTGGAGTCCGCAGTGATGGCCTACCGGGCGATCGAGGTTGCTGAGGCCGCGTCCGCCGACCGCACGGTTCGCGGTGGGACGCCGTGAGGAACTGGTTCGTCCCGGCTCGGCCGGCGCGGATCGTCGAGGCGACCGCCGACCAGGTGATCGCGACCGGCGGTGCGCTGGGCGGCTTCGGCCGTGACCCGATCGACGGCGACACCGGGTACAAGCTGGCCGGCTCGCGCGGCGCCCGGGAGGTGCCGTACTGGACGCGGGAGAAGTCCCGCGCCTACTCGGTGACCGCGTACCGCAGCAACCCGATGGCCACCGCGATCATCGACACCTACACGGCGTTCTGCGTGGGTGACTCGGGCGTCTCCTACCAGGCGACTAACCCGCAGGTCTCCGAGGTGGTGAAGGAGTTCTGGGACGACCGGGCGAACCGGCTCGGGGAGATCCAGGAAATCTCGCTGCGCTCGCAGCTGCTGCTCGGCGAGAAGCTGTACGAGATGCTCGTCGGCCCGAGCTCGGGCGCGGTGCGTTTCGCTCCCGTCGACCCGGAGTTCGTGCTGGACATCGCGTGCCGGGGCGGGAATCCGCTGTGGCCGGCGAAGGCGATCCTGCAGCCGGTCGACGGCACCGACGAGGACCGGGTCTGGGATCTGGTGCAGGTCAACGATCAGACCGGCCTGCGTGAGGGCCAGGCGATGTTCTGGGCGCCGTGGCGGACGCTCGACACCGACACCCGCGGCATGCCGTTCCTGACGACCGTCCTGGACTGGCTCGACTCGTACGACACGGTGCTGTCCAACCTCATCGACCGGACCGCTCTGGCCCGGTACATGGTGTGGGACGTCAGCGTGGCTGGCGGCCAGGACAAGGTCGACGAGTTCGTGGCGGCACGCGGCGGCACGCACGTCCCGCCCTCGGGCAGCGTCGAGGTCCACAACGACGCGGTCACGTGGAAGCCGCAGACGGTGTCGACGGGCGCGTTCGAGGACGCGGCCGCGAACCGCAGCGTGTTGACGAACATCGCCTCGGGCACGGGCCTGGCGAAAACCTGGCTGGCCGAGCCGGAGGACGCGAACCGGGCCACGTCGCTGACGATGGCCGAGCCGGTGCGCCGCCGGGTCGGCGGCATCCAGAAGGTGTGGCTGGCGCAGCAGACGGAGCTGGTGCGGTTCGCTGTGGACCGGGCGGTGGCGGCGAAGCGGATCCCGGCGCTGGTCGAGGCGACCGACCCGCGTACGGGTGCGGTCACGCAGATCCCGGCGTCGCAGGCGGTCATCGTGACCGGCCCGGAGGTCGCCGCGTCGGACTCGCAGCTGACCGCGCAGGTGCTGCTGAACCTCAGTACCGGCCTCGAGAAGATGGTCCAGATCGGCGCCCTGTCGAAGGAAGCGGCGGCGATCGCGGCGCAGAAGGCGTGGGAGGACTACGTCGGCGTCCCGTACGTAGCGAAGCTCGACAACCCAGGTGCGAGCGTCGACGACATCGCGACCGTCGTCGAGGAGGCCCTCGCCCGCGAGGCCCGCGCCGGCCGAGGCGGGGAGCAGCTCAAGTCGTACTGGACGAAGGGCGCCGGCCTGAAGAAGTGGTCGACGCACGCGCATCCGTGGACCGCGCTGCGCGACCACCTCGTGAAGTACATGAGCACCGAGCGCGCCGACCGGACCGCATCCGAATGGTTCCACGACGTCTTCGGCATGTGGCCCGGCGAGCGCAAGGGCTCCAATCCCGTCGGCCCCGGCTGAGGAAGGCAGAGATGACCGATATCGAGAAGGTCGCGCAGCGGCTCGGCATGAAGCCGAGCGAGGTGACCGAGGTGGTGCTCACCGCCGACGGCGTGGCGGTGCGGACCCACGACTGGCAGTGGACGCTGATCCGAAACGACGGCGAGCTGGTCTTCGGCATCGAGCCGCCGGATGACCCCGACGACGTGATCCGAGAGTCGCTCGAGGATGTGGTCGACCTCGCCGAGGAGATCACCGGACAGGCGGCACCGGCCGCCAGGTCCGCGACGAAGCGCCGGAGCCGTTGATGGACTGGATGGACGAGGTCGCCGAGCTGGTGCGCGAGGCCGCCCCGGACGACGCCGACGAGATCCTCGCTGGGCTCAGCGTTAGCCTGCGCGGCGTCGAAGTCGACGAGGGCCTCGCCGCCGAGGTAGCGGAACTCGCTCTCGAGGCGTGGTACGAGGACGACGACGGAGAGCGCGACGTCGAGTCCGTCGCGTGGCAGTCCGAGGACCACCCGCGCGCCGCGGCTGGCTCGGCGGGCGGCGGCCAGTTCACCGCCGGCGGGGGCGGCGGGCAGGCCAAGCAGAAGATGGGCAGCAAGCCGCCCGCGAAGAAGGGCTCGTCCGCCGGGCGGAAGAAGCGGTCCGCCGACGACGGCACGTTGTCGTTCGACGGGAAGACGGGCACCGGCTATGGCAAGAAGGGCGGGGACGCGCGCGTCCGGAAGCTGCAGACGGCGCTGAACCGGCTGGGCCTGACCGACTCGCGCGGTAACAAGCTGGTGCTGGACGGGAAGCTCGGCCCGAAGACGACGCAGGCGATCAAGGCAGCGCAGCGCAAGCTGGGCCTGCCCGCGAACGGGAAGGTCACCCCGCAGCTGCTGGCCAAGCTGGTCGCCGCGAAGTCGTTGCGCAGGCCGACTGCGAAGGCGGCACCGGCCAAGACGGCCGCGAAGACCCCGGCGAAGGCCCCGGCCAAGACCGCGGCCCCAACCAAGACCGCAGTGAAGAAGACGCCGGCGAAGACGTCACGAGAGGCGATCGGCGGGCAGCGCTCCACCGGCGACACCCGGGAGATCCTGGGCCGCGCGGTGAACGCGTGGGCGAAGGAACAGTCGGAGAGCCCCTACGCGTACGGCTGGGTCTGCGACTTCACCGACGAGCTCGTCGTGTTCGAGTGGGACGGCAAGACCTGGCAGGCGCCGTACACGCTCACCGAGGCCGGAACGACCGGCGAGGCGGAGATCGGTGAGACGACCGAGGTGGTCTCGCAGACCTGGTACGTGCCCGCCGGCGGCGGCGACCCGACGATGCCGGCCGTCGACGAGCAGGACGTCGAGGACGAGGTCGACGCGACCGAGAGCGTCGAGCCCGGCGAAGAGGTGCTCGAGCGCATCGACGGCCGGGTGATCGAGGCCAAGGGCACCGACGAGGCCGGCAACCGGATCTTCCGGGTGCGGATCATCTCGGCCGGCGACTCCCGCAACGGCCGCCGGTACCCGGCGCACGTGCTCGAGTCGGCGGTGTCGCTGTACGAGGGCGCGAAGGCGTACGACCACCATCGCACCGCGGCCGAGCTGGCGTCGTCGACGATCGCCGGGCTGGTCGGCTCGTACCGCAACGTCGAGGCGACCGGCGAGGGCCTCGATGGGGACCTGGTCCTGTTGCCGTCGGCCACGCACACGGCCGAGGCGCTCGATGCGTCGGTGGCTGCGCAGGACGAGGGGCTGCCGCCGCTGGTCGGCATTTCCCACGACGCGATGACGCTGATGAAGCCGATCACCGTCGGTGGCCGCCGCATGCAGGAAGCCACCCGCATCACCAAAGTCAACTCCGCTGACGTGGTCGCTGACCCCGCCGCCGGAGGTAAGGCCACCCGCGTCCTCGCGGGCGGTATCGATTCCGATGAGAGCAAGGAGTCCGACGTGGTTTCTGCCACCGACGTGCTCGCCGCGCTGAAGACCGCCACGCCCGAGGACCTCGCCGCGGTCGGTCTCCAGCGTTCGAGCGAGGCCGCCCCGCCGGCGCCGGAGGGCCTGGAGAAGGCCTCGTTCCTCGGCGGCCTGATGATCAAGGAGAAGGTGACCGCGGCCGGCCTGCCCGTCCAGGTCGCCGAGAGCCTGACGGCCGAGCTGCCGGACCGGATCACCGAGTCCGACGTGGACGTCCGGGTCGCGAGCCTGAAGGCCGCGATGGGCATGCTGGAGCGGTCCGAGCTCGTCCCGTCCGGGACTGCGCAGGTCACCAAGGAGGCCCTCGACAAGAAGGTCGAGGCCCTCGACAAGTTCTTCGCCGGCGACTTCCAGGCGGGCTACCGCAGCTTCCGGGACGCCTACCTGGACATCACCGGGTACCGGCCGCAGCGCCTCGGCGAGGACCTCAACAAGCGCATCATGCGCGAGTCCGTCGGCAACCTGTACGACTCGGGAGACCGGGCGACGGAGTCGCTGAACTCGAGCTCGTGGAACCTGGTGCTGGGCGACTCGATCACCCGCCGCCTGGTCGCCGCGTACGCGCACCCGTCGCTGCAGACGTGGCGGCAGATCGTGTCGTCGACCATCCCGGTCAGCGACTTCCGCACCCAGCGCATCGACCGGGTCGGCGGCTACGGCACGCTCCCGACGGTCAACCAGGGCGCCCCCTACCAGCCGCTCACCTCGCCCGGCAACGAGGAGATCACCTACGCGCTGGCCAAGAAGGGCGGCACGGAGGACCTGACCCTGGAGATGATCGCCAACGA